GAGAAGCTCTGGGCCGCACGAGTCTGAATCAGACGGAACTTACCCTGGAAGATGGTGTTGAACATGATCGAACCATCCGTGACCGGATCTTGGTCTACGAGATTGGCCGAACGGAGCGAAGCCATAACGGCGGGCGATGTCACCAGATATGCATATTCCGGCTCATAGTCTTTGTACGCCATGCCGAAAGCCTGCAAGAAGCCTTCCGCACGAGCGGCACCCTGAATCGACGCGGTTGCGGCGACCACGGGGAGAGCTGCGCCGAGATCCACATAAAAGCCATAACGCTCTTCTGTGGGATCGTTGTCGAAGGTCTGTCCACCGAGGCCCGTCGAGCCCGTTCCCGTGGCCGCACCGTTGAGTGCTTCCGCGATCGCGACGCCCTTGAGGACTGAGAGGATACCGTTGTGTTCGTCCTGAGCGCGAGTCTCGGCGAAGTCCCGACCAATCTTGGCCAGACCATCTTGCTGAGTCACGACTTCTTGCATGTTTACCTTTTCGGCACCATGCGTACGAACGCTCTTGATGTACTTCAGGTAGCTTGACGAGTATGTCGTCTTTGTACCATCAGTTGAGTCCGTCAACGATGCGATGTTGATGGTCGGGTTCAAGGGCTTGAACCACCGCATCTGGCCGCAGAACGTTTCGGTCTTAGTGTCAATTTGCGGATTCGAGCCCACAATCCCCGTTCCGGACAGCTTCTTGGCATTTGTGTACGCTTCATCGGCATACGCACCAATTGCTGACTGGAGCACGAAGGCTGTAGCGCCTGAAAGTGCTGTTTCAAAACCTGCCATTTAATTTTACCTTTACTTCTTGCCGAGCTTTCCCTCGGCAGCCATTTTAATTACTTCAGCCTGGGACATCTTGAATAAAGATCCTTTGTCACCAGACGAACCGCTGTTTGTCTTCGGACCGCTTCCGCCGCTTCCAGTGGATGTTTTGGGCTTAAAGAGGAATGCGTTGTCATCCGACTCTGCAAAATGCTTGATGAATTCCTTCACTGGAATCCCAGAACGGTGTACCCAATGACCTCGCTCGTCACGGACCAATTGACCAACAATATCCTGATAAGCCATTTCTACGGCTTTATCATTACGGAATGTCAGATTGGACAATAGACCGCGCACTTCGACATCTCTGGTCAATTCAGTATTTTGTCTTTCCAATGTTTCAACGCGGGCACGTTCTTGCGCAAGCTGCATCTCGAATGCTTCACGCTCCTTTCCTTCTTCTTTCAGACGTTTGACTTCGGCATCTCTTTCTTTCTTTTCGAACTCCGCAATCTTACGGAGTGCCTCGTCACGTGCGGTGAACGCACCGTCCAACTTTCCTTTTATATCCTTTAAGCTCTCGTTAACCTTTTCGCTAACGTACTTATCCATCAACTCCTGATCCACGGAATTAGGAGTGGAATCCTTGAGCTTCGGTTTGGTGTCGCCACCTTCACCACCGCTTTCAGGATTGGGTCTTTCATCGGCATCAACAGTCATTATAGCACCTTGAGTACAACTCATTTAATGAAGATACAATCTTCATTGGAATAAAACCATAGTGAAACGCATTTCACACCTGGGTTAATTTAACGGTCTCGATCAACCCTCAACTTGGCAATACAGATATTAATTTCTTTTTTATTATCCAACACCATACCAACCATAGTCATTTTCAAATCCTTCTGGAACGACTTTTAGAATATCATCCTCTGTCAGAATGTCAGCTTCAGTCATAACCTTACCCGCAATTTTGGACCTTCCCGGAACCGGTATCAGACCGGTCTCGATGGCCTCATTTAGGTATTTATCATAAATCTCTTGAGGTAATCCTCTGGCTTTCATCTCATTCAACGTTGCCAGAATTACATTTCCTTTAAGAACTCTGGCATAGCTTTTTCTCAATGCCAATTTTGAAGGAGTCATGTCCGCGATGTTCGTGAAAAAGGCGTCATGGATGGTGGTTGTGGGGATGTCATTTTCTTTTCCCCAGAGATGGAAGTTCTTAACCAGTGTGGCGTCATTTGAGTGGTTGCCATTGACCGCAAAAGCCGTTCTGGCTTTTCCCGTATCGGCGATGTCTCTTATTTTTCCTTCTTTATTGACCATCTGATCCCACCAAGTGGCTTCAGTTTTCTGAGGTACTTGAAGAATGTTCGTGACCCAATTGCCATATTTGTCTTTGTAGTTCAATCTGGCTTCAAAGGTTTGAGTGAAGTTTTGTTCGATGATTTTGCCGTCAAAATTCACCCACGGTACGTTCGTCCAACTCTTAGGAAGCTTATTTGCATAGAAAATCTCAAACTCCGCAACTTGTACCTTTTTACCTTTTAAGTCCGGTGTGGGATAACTGAATGAATAGGAGAAATATTTAGCACCGGTTCTTCTGTCTTCAGGCTTGTTGATGCCATTGATTATCTCATCGAGCGTGCCGTCCGGCTTCCAAAAGCCAAATCGCTTCAGGACCTTCTCGGACAGTGGCTCGCCGGCTTTTATGCCGAGTATTTCACTGATCCTGTCCGGCAGCACATAACCTTTTTCTTCCACACCTCGAATGGATGTTTTGAATATTGTTTTCCAATCGAATGCGGATTTGGAAGGCTTGGCGCTGTTGAGATATTCCTCCGCGAGTCTACCGAAGAACTTCGTGAAGTCTCTGATGATTGGAACTTCTTCTTTGAGGTGTTCACTCATGATTGACGCGATCAATTTGAAGTCATCGGGCGTGACTGTCTTCTCATAATCGCCGGTCAATTTCTCCACGAAGTCTCTGGTGCGTGAATCCAAGAAATATAAATCGTCCAGAATCTGATCACCTGGATCCAAACCTTTGTTGAATATATCCTTCACGTCATCTCTGAGATCTTTTAACTCTTTATAAGTCTCTGGATCCCATTTCTCATATCGAGCCATGCGTGCGGATATTTCATTGAGAACGGCATCTCGTTCGGTCGCCTTGACGACCAATACATTTTCTTCCTTCTCGAGAACTTTGGCCAGTTTACCTTCAACGTTCAATGTGCCGGTCCTTTCACCCGCACCATAGAACGTGACCATGTTCTGTGCTTTTGCCGCTTTACGAAGGTCTTTCTCGGTCAGATTGAGATGCTTATTCAACTCTTTGAATCTGGGATCATTGTAGGTGACCGCAGCGATCTCGTCGTATAGACGCTTCTTATAGTCCGTGGGAACCACATTGCTGAGTTCTGCGAGTCTTTTGTTCTTGGTCGTCATCGCGATGATCTGTGCCCCGGATGAGGAGGCGTCCTGTTCCAACGCGAGACCGGTCATGTAGTTGTCCAGAGACTTCAAATTCTTGATGGAGTAATCACCACCGAGATAGTTATCCAATTTGGCGACTTCCATGGTGAGTCTGAAGAACTTGCCGAGCTCCTCTCCATCGACCATCGCTGGGATGTCAGATTCAAGAATCTTCCTGATGTCATTTGGTTTATTCCTGAGCATATGATTGCCGAGTTCCACCAATCTTACACGCCATTTCTCGGCGATTTTTTGTCTGCCTGGAAACGTGAGTGAGTTATAGTTACCTTCAAATCTGTCATCCAATCCACCCAAGAAGCTTCCGACTTGATCTTGAAGATTCCTGAATCCATCCACGCCCAAAGGTTTTTGAGCTTCCGTGTTGAGGAATGGTCTGAATGTTTCACCGGCTTGCGGACCTATGAGACCACGTTCATAAATTCTGGCACGGTGATCGATGAATGGATGATTGGAAAATGAAGAATCATTCTTAACCAACCATTCCATGGCTTTCATTCTTTCATATGCATCGCCGCGTTGTGCGAGATATTTCCTATATTCATTCAACTCTTCGTAGTATTCAGATTTGCCTCTGTCGTCCACGAAGTACAATAAATGATTTATGAACTTATGATAATCTGGATCGATCTTGTACCTGGCTTGTGCGGCCCAATTCAATGCATTGATGAGATCTTTGTCCAGAAGCTCTTCCGGGAAATCACTGAAACTGTGCGTCGACGTGATGCCGATTCGAGTGTCATACCAACCAGTCGGCTTCTTGAACCAATAAGTTTTGTAGCCTTCTCTGAACATTAGACGATTGTTTGGATCCACCACGGCCACACGCAATCCCAATTCAATCAGACGATTCAATCTGGAAAAGCGTTGAATTCTTGGATCTACGATTCTGATGTTGTAA